GACATATTTCTTATTCATATCTATCTCCTTTGAGTGCGGGCGTTACCCGCACGGTACAACTACCCCTGCAACAATTGGTTACTGGTCTTAACATCCATTTTTGCGTCCACGTCCCTTTTCGTTCGGTGTTCATATTGAAATCCTCCATCTGATATCAGCATACATAACGCATACGAAGTACCAGAAGATACGCACCCCATAAGAAATGCGTTTACTGCTGTTACATCAAATGTAAATAGTTCTGTGAATCCGTTTATACTAACCAAGAAGGCTCCTACCCAAAAGCCAACGCACATTGGACAGTGAAAAAAGTGATGCTTAGGTCGAAGGGTTGTGAAGATTGTTGAATAAACTAATATCTGTGTAAGCCCATAGGCGACTAGAATAAAATATAAAAGCTGCAACGCTCCCCCTAATAAATGTAGCCGTAGCCAGCATATGAGTAGTACGGTGTCTGAATATCGTGCTTGCGACGTTCCTCTTCAGGATCTATTTCCCCAGATTCAGTACTGTCTTCATCGGTTGGATTAACAAACCTGTCCTCAACAGCTTCTTCGTATTCTTTTGCCAATTGATTTTCTACACGGTATTCCTTCATATATCGCTCTGTCTCAAAAAGGACCACCTGTACAGGGCTAACTTTTTCACTTTCACCGAGCCTAGACTGGAGGGTTCCATACACCATGCCGCCTTCTATCGAATTTGCTACCAAAGCTCCTCGTCGCATAAGTGCATCAAGATAGCTTTTCTGGTGTTGGTATACACCTTCACCCATTCCCATTTTAGGGATGGTAACAATCTTGTTTTTTTCTGGTGTTAGGAAAATATCAAAGTAGTCATGATCTTTTATGACAAGGCTGCCATCAACACTCTTTGACATCTTCAAGGACACCACAGCGTCTGGCTCGGCGGGTGCTGTAGGATTATAGGATACCTTTATTTCTGGTTCTTCCTTTATATCCTCTTCTCCTGCTGGAGCATTACTTACCTTAACTTTAATCGTCATTTTCACATTCACTCGCTAGTTTTTGTAGCTTCATAAGCTTCATAAGGTATTCGCCATTTATTTCTAGGTTACGCATCCCCTCTATAAGAGAAAGAACTTTTCTTGTGCCAGCGACCATTTGCTCATCCTGCGTAACCTCTTCCATAGACAAAGACTTTTCTACAACTTCCTTTATGCGGTGAAGTTCTTCATTAATAAAATATTTGAAGGATGTCTGCCCATCATTGATAGAAGTAACATAAAGTTGCAATAGGCTTCTTTGTTCTTTTAATAAATCATCATACTGGTCATTGAAATTCTTAACAAAAGATTTTACAACTAGTGAATCAATATGCTTAAAACCATCTCTTGATTCGACCACAAGATCTTTCGTGAGGCTGTCTACCAGGGCAGACTCCATAAGAACACGCTCTTTAGTTGGTGTTTTGATACTGAACACTCTTGCTATCGTAGATAAGTCTTTATAGTTGGGTACAAAGTTATTAAAGACGTCTTTAGAAATATGTTTGTTTATTGTAGCTACCAAGGCATTTTTTTCTTTTACAAGTTTGGTAGTGTCGATGTTTGTGCGATCCCTCTTAACTTCAAATACCAGCTTTTCAGCAGTTGGCTTATCGAGAGCCTCTTTGCTGGAAAGTGCCTTGAAGCAATCTAATTCTTTTCTTAGCTCAGTACCAGGAGCAAATGATTCTTTTATCGTATTAACAACTTTGTTTCTTTTAGGCTCGTCCTTAGCTAAGATAGCTTTTGTTGCTTCACGGATCAAAGCCTCAAACACAAACCCTGTATTTCTTTTCTTATTGATTTTTGTCGCCATCTTTGATCTCCATCTGCTTTATTAAACGATCTATTTCAAGAGTTGTCTTCTTGCTCTCGCTCAACAACACCTCATCTTTATTTAGTCTCTCAGTTACTCCGATGCCCAAAGTAGTTAAACCTTGTGCCCCTGGGAAGTTAGTTCTTTTAGTATTTGTTTCCTTCCCTCGTGCCTTTGACTTGTACGATCTTTTGCGGGGACCGCTATTAGATCTTCTGTCCTTCCCAGCATTTTTGACAGGGTAGTAAACCTTGCCTTTAGAGCCTGGAGTTAGATAACCATCATCCCTCATGCCTGGCTCTGAAAGAAGGTCCCCAGTTTCTGGTTCTTCTTCTTCTGCTGCTGCGTCATCACCAGTGTCGGCGTCATCACCACCAAGGTCACCTCCGAGGTCTCCGCCGCCAAGGTCGTCGCCTCCACCGAGATCACCAGTTTCTCCTGCTGTGCCGCCAACGGCAGCCTCATACTCGCCGACAGCCAATTCAGCAGCTTTTTCAACTATAGCCTTTTGCTTAGCATCTTGGAACTGTTCTTCTTGGACTCTACCAATTTCATGGTCATCTAGTTTAAAAATGTTTTTATATACCCATCGTCTAGAGAAATAACTGTCTGTAGCGTTACCCGCAATGTCAAACTTAGTTCTCATATGTTCTAGCTCTTGCAACTCAGCAATTCTAGATGGGTTATTGAGGAACAATTTAAATGATGTTAGATCGTCGCCTCGGTACCCAAGAGTGTACAAGTGAACAACAATCATTTTTTCTAGCTCAGAAATAATAACTCTCTGGAGCCTTTGTATGGTTCTAGCAAATCGAATATCTTTCTGTGCTAGCGTGGTCTTATCTTCCATGCTATCTGATTGTGCTAGGTAAGCCTTAGGGATCTTGAGTGCAGAGAATAACTTGTCCCTAAGATATTGGACATCCTCAATAGCACTAGTGAACTGACCACCTGGTAGCGTTTCGATTCTTGATGATTGACCACCACGACTTGGGATATAATAATCTTCATCAATGCTCATAGCATTATAGCGTAAGTCTACACGCCCTGTGTCTTCGTCAACAATCTGTGCCCTCTTCATCTGAGTCTTCACCGACTCAATATATTGCTCTACCTCATTAGGAGGCATGTTGCCAATATCAATATAAAATACACGTCGCTCTGGTGAGCGGACAACACGGTATGCGATCATAGCATCCTCAAGCAAGCTAAGTTGTCTCCATATTCGGCGTGCAGGCTCTAGAACAGATGTTCCATAAGGAACGTATTTATCATTACCCAAAACACGAAAGTGGGCAACCTGCCAGTTCTCGAAAGTGACAGCATCTGCACCTGCACCAGGCCAGAAGTATTGAACATAGTTTGGATTGGTTGGATCAGTGCCTTCAATTCTCTCTAGCTCTTTAACAGGCAGTGGAATAACATTTGTAATACCAAGTTGATCATCTATATCAAGATAAAGATAATAATCGCCATACTTGCATAGATTGCGAGCCCAACCAAACATATTGAACTCTACATTAAGAACATTATACAACAGAGTATTAATGATCATTTTTATTTCTTCGTTCATGCAATCTACTTGAACGATGGGAGAAATATCTGATGAAGTGCTTATCTCGTCTGCATAAACATCTAAAGTTGATGCAATCTCTGGAGTGTACTCCATCTGCTCAAAATCATTATACCTAAAGTCTCGCTGTTGAGAATTGAGTACCTTGCTGTAAATACCCTCAAAAGGATTGTAATATTCCTTTTTCTTAAATTCCCTACCTGTCGATGTGGTGAAGGTGTATTTTTCATAATTTGGAGCACGGTTTTTCTTGACCTGCCCAGTCCTGTACGTCACGATTGGACCACTAAAGAGTCGGGTCAAACGTTTAAAAAGCGGCGATTGCCTATTTCTTGGATTATTTTCAGCCATGTCTATCCTTTATATATCCAGCCAATATCATATTTTATACCATTATTGGTAGTTTGTGTAGATTTTACTCTTTGTTTATAATTAGTCATTCCTGGGATAGCAGTACTAATTTGCCTGTTTGCAGTACTAATACCTGATAGCATCGCTCTGTTATACTCTATATCCCTTTTGTTTACAGCCATCGCAACATCCCTAACCCAACAACCAATCGCTAATGCCATTACCAAATCATCATTATAGCCACGCATTGCTTGTGCTTTACCATTATGCCAAATAAATGTCTTTAGCTCTGAGGCTGTCCTAACGGAGTTAATAGTAAGTATATTATTTCTTACAAATTCTTCCAGCTTTGATACTACCAATGGTCGAGTCTTCATTGACATTGTAAACCCTGCTATACCGCTATTCGCTTGCGCTGTAAGCTGATCCACATAGTCGTGAGTTGATTTTAGTGAATAGTAAATGTTATCGTATTCTAGATCTTCGATCCTTGAAAGCACACCATAATCCTTGTTGTTCTCAATGACCAAAAGAGCCTTATTGTATTCGTTTGCGATTTCGGTTATCAAGGGCGCAAACATATCCCCAGTAAGTTTACCTTGGTATTCTGCTACCTGCTGCATGTCGCTAGTTTTTATAACTTGAACTGTACTGTAATCTTTACCATCGCCACGAGCCACGTCGCCCACACATAGGTATTCTTCTCCATCAAGTGGTTCTTCCCAAATCCAGTAGTTCCTATCAAAGCCAGCCCTGTGTAATGGGTCACTACACTTGTTAAACATCTCCTCTAACGAAGGTCCAGAAACGACTGTTTCGCCTGAGGCGTTAAAGCTACACTCAAGCTCTTGCGCAATTTCTCTCGGAGACATGTTCCTGGTTTCTTTTTCAAACCACTGCATGTCTCTATCTGGGTGTGTTGACCACGGAAGATTAATAAAGTTGAAATCATTCTTGCCCTCGACAGCTTCCATATATGTTTTATGAAACCAGTTCCCAACACCGTTAGGCGTGGATAAAGTGATGGCTGCACCACCAGTTGATAGAGTAGGATATAAGCCAGCCCACAGTTCTTCTAGTCCCTCAACGTGGGCGGCTTCATCAACCACCAACAAAGACAATGCTTCAGAACGACCTGCATCACCTGAAGTCGAGGATGCCTTAACTTGTGATGCATTGGACAATTCAAACGATGTTCTGTTATTGATAGATATATCTGCGATCTTTAGCCAGTCTGGTAAGTTCCTGTGTATTTGTTTTATCTTTTTTACCAAGTTGGTTGCACTCTGCAATTTAGTTGCTACAACCAAAACATTCTTGCTTCTGTGAAACAATATTAGCCAACAGACATAGCCTGCCACAGATGTAGATAACCCCAACTGTCGTGCTTTTAGAATAATATTAAAGCGGTTTTCTTGGAACTCTTTAATAGTATCCTTCTGAAATGGGTATAAGTCGAAGGGTATCAAGCCCCTCATGGGCTCGGTTATCTTGGCATAATTGCAAAGGAAGTATACGGGGTCTTTACCACACCGTATGACTTCCTTCATTACCTCACTTTTGGTGAGAGACATTATGCACTCGGCGTATCTGGATTAGCGGGTGCCTTATTGTTTTCAGCCTTCTTGGGGTTTTTAAATTGATCCATGAAGGTCTTGATGTTATCCTCAACGCTCTTCCCTGAATATTCATTTTCTTCTGCGTTGACAGAGTTAGTTTCTTTAATCGATCCAATCTTGTAGACCTTTTTAGCTACAACGAAAGTTCGTTGACGTGATAGATTCTGGACATCAATATCAGTTTCGCCCTCTGCTGTCAGTGACACGGTATTCTTAGTGATCTCACGATAACGCTTCTTAAGGCGCTTGACAATATCTCCAAGACGTTGCTCTATTTCATTTTGAAACTGTGCTCTAGGGTGTACCTCTTTGAGCATCATCTCACTGTGATAAGAGATAATAACTTTATTGTGGGCGAAGCGAACGCCGAAGCCATCAGATGTATGTTTCTTGTATTGATCTTTGTCTTCTCTTTTGAGACCCATCTCAATTGGATTACCATCCTCGTCTAGGGCTCCATCATATGAATCAGCGGCAGCTTGTGCCAAACCTCTTAGTATTTCTAAATTTTCAGCAGCCATTTATTTTCTCCTATACATAGCGTGTTCAATTCTGTCCTCATCAGGACGCCAGCCATCTTTCCATCGATCTTCTCGATCAACCACAAAATCAATATAGCAATCATGGCAACAAGAAAATCTATTCATATATAGGTCGTCTTTTATGGAAAACGAATATGTTTTGCACACTGGGCATATGTTATTCTGCTTGTGTTGTGTCGCCTTTGTAGATATAAAAGTGTTCTCCGCTATTTGAGTAGTAGTCTTCTTGTGTGCGTCTGACTTTTTAGTCATGAGCTTAATCTGCTCTAAGTATTCTTTTTCTTTCTGCTCTGACCAGTCACCACGGATGTCCTGGGCTGCATCTTTACCATACTTTTCTGATATGGCTTTTTCAACAGCAGCAATGTGATCGTAATCTTTTTTCATTTCTGATAAACTGCATGAACTATTCCTACAGATAGTCCTGTCCCTATTAGTAAACCAGTCACCATGCCCAAGGCTCCTCGGTTTCTCATAAACCAAGTATCCCTTTTGTCGAGCACCTTTTTAAGGTCCTTGATAGCTACTAAATAACCATCACGAACCTGCGTGCATACCCGCTTATCTATACTGCATTCAGCAATCTTAGCGTCAGTTTCAATTTTGAGTTGTAGGAACTTTCTATAATTGTTTTCGCTAACCAAGATGCCAACGTGCTCTTGTCCTTCTACTTCAGTTATGACTGGCACGTCTCTAAATTCTGACACTGGTGCCGCCAAAAGTGGTAGTAGTAATAATAGTGCGATCATAAATCTAAACTTTCTCTTAAACGAATCAAATCGCTTAGTCTTTCCTTAGTATCTACTATTTCTTTATTTTTGTTAAGCTTTGTTTGGAATATTTTTTTGACTGCGCCAATCTTATCTTTTTCTAATTCGCCTTTGATCGTTGCGATTTCAGCTTGAACTTGCGCCTTTTCTATTATTTGATCAGCGGCTTGTGTCATTTTATTTGCTGGCTTAACTAGCTTATAGAGGTACAAACAAATAGCAGCGGCTGTAACAACCGCTATAACTACTTTCCACCCAGTTTTCTGAAACCAATACTTTAGCTTATTTACCATGCTTCCATTT